CTTTTAACGGGTTTCAAAACATTTCTTATCTTACCTATTTCCTTTGGCTGACGCTTCGTTAGAGCTATGACTCGTATACCTATTAATTTAGTTAAACCTGTTACCTCGCGAGTGATCAAACCTCGATTACCTCTATCAGAGATAATTCCGGACCTAGTAAGAGCTCTAGAAATAGCTTTAAGTTTTCTTAAAGCATGTTCTATCACGCCCACAGGCTTGCATTTCCTAAATGCTATCCATTGTAAACACATTTCAATTGTGTCTACTATGCAACCATCTCAATTAGCAAAAGTTCTTAAAAGAGATTATCTTCTTGTGAAGAATTATCTCCTTATAGAAACAATTACTGGTTGAGATCAAAAGTTCTTTTGACGTAAAGCAACTCCGGAAGGAGTTCCTCTTTATCTTAAAGGACTTTTGAATAATTGGAATTCTTTACCCTACTGGGATAAGATTCTTATTATTAGGTACATACGTATATATCGATATATGGATGTTATAGGTCCAACAGATTTCTCTACTATTACTACCCCTCTTACCCGAGAGGCTAGTATTAATATTGAAAAGTTGAATCTAGAAATGTCTGATATATGACCACTTTTAATAAAAGGGTTTAACTTTGATGAAGTTAAATTTAACGAAAAGCTGGATCATTCTTCTTATTTCTATCCTGGAGCCATTAGGCTTAAAGGATGATTGAAGACTGGTCCTGGTGGTAAGGGAATATTACGACTTATTATCGAAATATTGCAATTCATAGACTCTCCGGAACTTAAATATAATTGTGAAATCTTTATTAAAGAATTTCGTAAAAATATTAAAGAATTATCTTATACATCATATGTGGGGGTTACCCCTCAACATTTGATTTCTAAGTTTATTGGTGAAGAATGACTTGAGAAGGTCAAACTTCACCTTCCAGGTAAACTCATAAATAAATATAAGCGAGGACCTCGTGTCCTAGCTCAATTTGCTGATGGTTTACTTAAGAATCGTTATATTGCTATCCTTGACTGATTAAGTCAAGGGACCCTTGCACCCCTTCATCATGCTTTAATACAATTACTACTCTATAAGAGTGATGGTTGTGATTATACTCATGATCAAGGTGCTTCCATTGATACCATAATTTCTATATATGGTAAAGGTAAACAAGCCTGATGTTTTGATTTATCTGCTGCTACTGATCGACTTCCTATCTCGTCTGAGATGAAAGTTCTTCAATGCATAGGATTATCAAATGATGGTGTAAATGCTTGAAAAGGCATTATGGTAGATATTCCTTTCTACTCAGTCCAATCTAAAACTTTTGTAAAGTATGAAGTTGGTCAGGGTATAGGGGCATATTCATCATGAACTACTATAGCAGTTCTTCATCATTATCTTGTACGCTTAGCTGCGTACAAATCATTAGGCCCAATCATCTTTACAGATTATATAATCTTAGGTGATGATGTAGTTATTTTTAACTCGGCTGTTGCCAAGGAGTATAAGTCTATTGTTTTATCTTTAGGAGTAGGCATTTCTATCCCGAAAACTATTAGTCCGCAAGGACGTGGTCTTTCTGGAGTTGAATTTGCTTCAAAACTAATTTTAAATGATATAGACTTATCTCCTCTTCCTTTAGGTATACTTCTTCAAAATGATAGTATTAGACTTTTAAGTCTATGAACTTTCACCATTGAAAAATCATACTCTATTGGAGGGTCAGCTTTATCGGAAACATTGATAAGATGTATCCCAAGTTGACTAGACTCGGTATCCATGAAGGACAGTGATTTTAAAGTCCCGCTATTCCGTGAGGAATGGCTAACTTTACTAGGATTCTTTATCGGCTATGCCAATTACCGTAAGGTAAAAGACAAGCATTTAAAGGATTCTTCAAGGAGTTTAGAAGATAAGCATGCACAATCTGTGTATTCACTTATTCCTGACACCTCTTTGAATCTTTTCCTTTCTGCGATTCCCCTGTCATTTTGACAAAGGGTTGATCGGCTCTTACTAGAAGAGTCATGAGGGGATTTTAAGATTTCCTTGCGGTACCTTAGAAAATGTTATAAGTCTTCGACTTATTTCTTATCTTCAGTACTTAAACAAGAAAATTTTAATATTCCACTACGTGACTTTCTCTTTAAAGATGAATCTTTGATATTTTGCAATTTACTGAATAGTCCTTTCATTGGGACTTATCATGAAATTGCATCTACATTTCGAAAATCTTTAAAGGAGTCGGCTGTAGGAGGAAATTTTGTATATGATATTGATGAAAATGGAAATATTAATTTTCCAAAAGCTGATATATTATATAAAATTTTCTCTAGCAAACATCTTTCTAGTGAAATTATCTCAATTATAGAGAATAATAATTACTTAGACTTTATAACTAATATTATGAAAGGACCAAAGGTACTTGTTCAAGATTTCTCCAAAAGAGAATTCTTTAAAGTATCAAGGTCACCCTCTTCTATTACTCATATGACATTAGAGTGAAGTGTTAAACCTTTACAATTGTCAAAATGTTTAAGAAAATTAGGTGTTCTTTCTTATAAAAGAAGTAAACGATCTAAGTTTGTTATTCGCAGTAAGAAAGAACTTCGAAAAAGAAATTCATTTTCCCAAAAGGGTATTATGAATAATTTAGCTTAGTGAGATATTTCAAAAGAGTGTAATAGTAGTAAAAACCTATTATCTTAATAGAAATAAATCTATTATGCTCTGAATCTCTTTAGTGTGTTAACATAAGGTAGTACTACCAAATGTTAGTCTAGGAAGTGTCACCTGACACTGTTGCCTAACCAACAACCTATAGCTAATATAGTATGATTAATAGTGATATTAATCCGACCACCCTAAAAAGTGC